AGTGTAGAAACGAGTAAGTTGTTAAGCGAAGATAAAGCGTTATTATATTGGGCTACAATCAACCGCAACTGTGTAATATGCGGAAAGCCTCACGCTGACCTAGCTCATTATGAAGCAGTCGGCAGAGGAATGAACAGAAACAAGATGAATCACTATGACAAACATGTATTAGCGTTATGTCGCGAACATCATAACCAGCAACATGCGATTGGCGTTAAGTCGTTTGATGATAAATATCACTTGCATGACTCGTGGCTAAAAGTTGATGAGAGGCTCAATAAAATGCTGAAAGGAAGAGAATAATGGTTAAATCGATATTTTTACAAGATGGAGAAGAAATTTTTGTTGATGATGAAGATTATGAGAGAGTTAATCAATATATTTGGACAAAATCTTATGTAGATAACGTTAGAAGAATTCACACAAAGACACTCAACGTTAGCTTAAGTGGATTTGTATTAGAAAATGGTTTTCAAAAAATAAAAAATAATGATTTTACCAAAAACAACATCACTTCAATTGGTTATCAACAACGATGGGCAAGGCCTACAAGAAATACTTCGAGTATCTATAAAGGTGTTTATTTAAATCGAAAAACAAAAAAATGGTCTGCTGTAATAAAAATTGATAGCAAATCTAAATATTTAGGTAGTTTTGTTAATGAATGGGAGGCAGCTAAAGCATACAACAGCGCAGTAGATAAATATTGGGACGGACAAGGTTATAAGAATCATAAAAATCAAAATGACTCTATATTTGAATATGAATACAAAACTTACAAAGACCAAAAACGTCGTAGAAGAGGAAAAAGTAAGTTCAAAGGAGTCTATTTAACTCAAAGTGGTTATGTAGCGCAAATAACTTATAAAAGAAAGACATATCATATTGGATGGTCAAAAAATATTTATGAGACTGCTCTCATGTTTAATAAAATTAATTTTTATTTACATGGTTCAGACGTAATCCTTAATGACGTACCTATGACAGATGAACTTAAAGAATTCATATCTAACTGGGAAATACCGGACAAAATAAAAGCGCTGAAAGGAGAAGACAATGGGAGAAGTATCGTGGATAAAACTTAAAGTTGGCATGTTTGATGACAGCAAAATCAAATATATCGAAGCTTTACCTGAAAGAGATACGATCATAACTATTTGGGTTAAGTTGCTAACTTTATCAGGAAAGTACAACGAACAAGGTTACATTATGCTATCTGAAAATTTGCCGTACAACGAAGAAATGTTAGCAAATGAGTTTAGCCGACCTATCAACTCGATAAGGTTAGCAATACAAACTTTTGAGACATTAGGCATGATTGAAAAAGTTAACGGTGTCATAAAAGTGACAAACTGGGAAAAGCACCAAAACATCGAAGGACTCGAGAAAATCAGGGCGCAGAACAGGTTGAGGAAACAAAAGCAACGAGAAAACAACAGAAAATTGCTAAATGGTCACGTGACGTCACGTGACAGTCACGCAACAGAAGAAGATAAAGAATTAGATAAAGAATTAGAAAGAGATAAAGAAAAAGATATAGATAAGAACTTAAGTTCAATTAATAGCGCAACTGACGTTACGCATGAGCAATTTGAGGAATGGTGGAAACTTTACAACAAGAAAAAAGATAAGAAGATGTCTTTCACTAAATTCAAATCATGCTTAAAGAAACATTCTTTTGAACAAATTATGCAAGGTACTCGAGAGTATTTAAAAACTATTACAGACAAGCAATATCAAAAGTACCCTAAAACGTTTTTAACTAACGAAAGCTATATGAATGATTATAGCGAAGAGATTAAAGAAACTGGCATAAATCAATTGGAACGTATGAAGTACGACGAAAGTTATTGGGATTAGGGGGATATTATGAAACCACTATTCAGCGAAAAGATAAACGAAAGCTTGAAAAAATATCAACCTACTCATGTCGAAAAGGGATTGAAATGTGAGAAATGTGGAAGTGAATACGACTTATATAAGTTCGCTCCTACTAAAAAACACCCGAATGGTTACGAGTATAAAGACGGTTGCAAATGTGAAATCTATGAGGAATATAAGCGAAACAAGCAACGGAAGATAAACAACATATTCAATCAATCAAACGTTAATCCGTCTTTAAGAGATGCAACGGTTAACAACTATAAGCCACAAAATGAAAAACAAGTACAAGCTAAGCAAACAGCAATAGAGTATGTACAAGGTTTCTCTACAAAAGAACCGAAATCATTAATATTACAAGGTTCATACGGAACTGGTAAAAGCCACCTAGCATACTCTATCGCAAAAGCAGTCAAAGCTAAAGGTCATACAGTTGCTTTTATGCATATACCAATGTTGATGGATCGTATCAAAGCGACATACAACAAAAACGCAGAAGAAACTACAGACGAGCTAGTCAGATTGCTAAGTGATATTGATTTACTTGTACTAGATGATATGGGTGTAGAGAACACAGAACACACTTTAAATAAACTTTTTAGCATTGTTGATAACAGAGTAGGTAAAAACAATATCTTTACAACAAACTTTAGTGATAAAGAACTAAATCAAAATATGAACTGGCAACGTATCAATTCGAGAATGAAACACAACGCAAGAAAAGTAAGAGTAATCGGAGACGATTTCAGGGAGCGAGACGCATGGTAACCAAAGAATTTTTAAAAACTAAACTTGAGTGTTCAGATATGTACGCTCAGAAACTCATAGACGAGGCACAGGGAGACGAAAATAAGTTATATGACCTATTTATCCAAAAACTTGCAGAGCGTCACACACGCCCCGCTATCGTCGAATATTAAGGAGTGTTAAAAATGCCGAAAGAAAAATATTACTTATACCGAGAAGATGGCACAGAAGATATTAAGGTCATCAAGTATAAAGACAACGTAAATGAAGTTTATTCGCTCACAGGAGCCCATTTCAGCGACGAAAAGAAAATCATGACTGAAAGTGACCTAAAACGATTCAAAGGCGCTCACGGGCTTCTATATGAACAAGAGCTAGGATTACAAGCAACGATATTTGATATTTAGAGGTGGCACAATGAGTAAATACAACGCTAAGAAAGTTGAGTACAAAGGAATTGTATTTGATAGCAAAGTAGAGTGCGAATATTACCAATATTTAGAAAGTAATATGAATGGCACTAACTATGATCGTATCGAAATACAACCGAAATTTGAATTACAACCTAAATTCGGGAAACAAAGACCGATTACGTATATAGCCGATTTCTCTTTGTGGAAGGAAGGGAAACTGGTTGAAGTTGTAGACGTTAAAGGTAAGGCGACCGAAGTTGCCAACATCAAAGCGAAGATATTCAGATATCAGTATAGAGATGTGAATTTAACGTGGATATGTAAAGCGCCTAAATACACAGGTCAAGAATGGATGGTATATGAGGACTTAGTGAAAGTCAGACGTAAAAGAAAAAGAGAAATGAAGTGATTTAATGCAACAACAAGCATATATAAATGCAACGATTGATATAAGAATACCTACAGAAGTTGAATATCATCATTTCGATGATGTGGATGATGAAAAAGATATGCTAGCAGAGCGTTTAGATAAAAATCCAGATGAGTTATTGAAGTATGACGACATAAAAATAAGACATGCATATATAGAGGTGGAATAAATGAGTATCGTAAAGATTAACGGTAAACCATATAAATTTACCGAACATGAAAATGAATTGATAAAAAAGAATGGTTTAACTCCAGGAATGGTTGCAAAAAGAGTACGAGGTGGCTGGGCGTTGTTAGAAGCCTTAAACGCACCTTATGGCATGCGCCTAGCTGAGTATAAAGAAATCGTGTTATCCAAAATCATGGAGCGAGAGAGCAAAGAGCGTGAAATGGCTAGGCAACGACGTAAAGAAGCTGAGCTAAGAAGAAAGAAGCCACATTTGTTTAATGTACCTCAAAAACATTCACGTGATCCGTACTGGTTCGATGTCACTTATAACCAAATGTTCAAGAAATGGAGTGAAGCATAATGAGCATAATCAGTAACAGAAAAGTAGATATGAACGAAATACAAGACAATGTTAAGCAACCAGCGCACTACACATACGGCGACATTGAAATTATAGATTTTATTGAACAAGTTACGGCACAGTACCCACCACAATTAGCATTCGCAATAGGTAATGCAATCAAATACTTGTCAAGAGCGCCGTTAAAAAACGGACACGAGGATTTAGCAAAGGCGAAGTTTTACGTCCAAAGAGCTTTTGATTTGTGGGAGGGTTAACTATGGCAACTCAAAAACAAGTTGAATATGTGATGTCATTACAGGAACAACTGGAATTGGAAGACTGCGAAAAATATACAGACGAACAAGTTAAACCAATGAGTCATAAAGAAGTTAGCAATGTGATTGAAAACTATAAGACAAGCATAAGGAACGAAGAGCTATATGATGAATGCATGTCGTTTGGTCTACCTAATTGTTAAAAGGAGTGATGACTATGACAGATAACGCACGCAAAGAATACTTAAATCAATTTTTCGGATCTAAGAGATATCTGTATCGGGATAACGAACGAGTGGCACATATCCATGTAGTAAATGACGCTTATTACTTTCATGGGCATATCGTACCAGGTTGGCAAGGCGTGAAAAAGACGTTTGATACAGCTGAAGAGCTTGAAACATATATAAAGCAACACGGTTTGGAACACGAGGAACAGAAGCAACTAACTTTATTTTAAGGAGATGGAAATGATGAAAATCAAAGTTGAAAAAGAAATGACACTAGATGGATTAATTAAATGGGCGCGAGAAAATCCGGAATTATCAAAAGGAAAAAGTTTTTTTACAACAGGTGGCAGTGATGGAATCGTTCGTTTTCAAAAGGATACAAATGAGTGTACGACGTCAGTCTGTGTGCCACTTGATGCTCCTTTCGAAGTCAAAGTTGAAGAGGAAATCACGGAAGAAACTGTAATACCGAAGTTAGTAAAAATGTACAAAGACGGAAAAATGTCTGTTTACAATGACTATTCGATTAAGCGTTCTTTGCTTTATTCCCCTAAAGCATACTATATCTTAAACGACGACCTAACTATGACGTTAATCTGGAAAGATGGGGAGTTGGTAGAATGATGCAAACCTATAAAGTAAGTCTTTGTATCAAGTTCTTAGCGTCTAAATGTAATTATAAATTAAAAAAGCATTATTTTGTGCAAAGTACGAATGAGGAAGAAGCCACGAATACGGTATTAAAACTGACTCGTAAAAAGCTCCCGTTCCAAACTGCAAGCATAGAGGTCGAAAAAGTGGAGGTAGTAGTATGATGCCGAAATATCGAGTGTGGGACGAATATACAGGAAGAATACACGATGTTG